ATAATCCAGTTGCAAAAACTAAGTTTTTCTTTTCGTAGATAACAACTGAGTTAGCTGGCAATCCGTTTAATACCACTAAATTGTGACGTCCGAATGCTAAAGGAAAATCAGTGTTCCCCATTCCGTAAGTAATCCCTTGAGTTGACAAGTGGAAAGCGTAAGCCTGAGCAACGTCCGGAGAAACTGCAAGGATTAACTCTTTATTTCTCAAAGCAATTGGCACAGCGTTTAAAGCTGGTTTTAAATATTTAGTCAAAACGTTAGCCTCAGTAACCGCCGCGTCAGCAACCGGCTTGTTAACGTCTGCGTCAGCAGCAAACAAAGTTAAGAAACCGTCGAAGTTAGTTGAAGACGTCCACATGTCAGACTCTAATTTTTCACCGATAGCTCCTAAAACTTCCGCTTGGATAGCGTCCATTATGTCGCTAGGTGCGCTTGCGTTAGCAGCTCCTCCGCCCATAATTCCGTCAGACCAAGTCTGTCTGAAATCTTCTTTACAAACGTCAAAATCATTTTTGAATTTGAAAGGCTCGATTACATTTTCGTTTAATACGATTGTCCCAGCTGGAGCAAAACCGCAAGTGTAAGCAGTTGTTCCGTCTGTGTAAGCGATTTTTCTCAAAGAGATTTTAAAGTTTACGTTTTCAGCGATAGTTACCGCTCCTTTTTCTATTGTGTCAATAGTTTTGAACGCTTGACCGATAATTGCACCGGCAGCCGTTCCGTTGTAGTTTGATGATACAGTTGTAGTTGTAGCCATTTTTTTAAATTATTTTTTTAAGTTATTTAATATTTTTTGTGATCTAGTTAGTTTCACATTTTTTGTTGAAGTTTCAGCAACTTCCGGCTTTGCTTTTGTTGACGCTTTTACCTCAACTTGAGTAGTTTTAACCTCAGTAATTTGAGCGCTTAATTCGGTACGAATTGCCTCAATTTGTTTTGAAACTTCAACGCTCATATTGGTAACGATAGCTTTTATCATTTCCTCCGTTGTCATTTCAACCTCAACCTCAACGCCAGCCTCGGGAGTTTCAACCTCCTCAACCATTGCGTCTTTAATCTCAGCAATTTTACCCTCTTCGGTAATTACTAAAATTCTTCCGTCTTCAAGTTCGTGGTCTCCAACTGGAGCCGGAACTTTGTCGCCATTTTCAGCTACAATCATAACTGATTGACCAGCCTCAAAAGACTCAGCCTCTAAAATGGTTACACCGTCTTTAAGCATCATTGTAGCCATTGCAACCTCTATGGTTTCAACTACTTCAACTTGCTCGGTTTCTGTCGATAATTTTACCGATGCGAAACCGTCTTTTATTGCGTTAACAATACTTTCTAAATTCATATTAATCTCAGTTTTTAAATTTACTTTCTCCATGTCAAAGACTCCGTCAATCGAAAATCCTTTAACTTTGCCAGTCTTAACGTAGTCGTTCCAAATCTCGTCGTTATTAACTTTCATTAATCCAAACCATGTTCCAACCTCTTCGTTAAATCCGTAGTGTACCGACTTATCATGTACCTCGTCTTCTTTTATCCAACTTTCAACGAATGTCACATTTGGAATGTTAGTTCCTGAGTGTTCAATTGTCGAATTATTTTGATAACCTTTTAAGGCGAAATTTTGTTGAACTTGTTTAATCGTTTCTTTTGGGAATATAATATTAAATTCTTGTCCGTCCTGATTTCTATAAATAGGTTGGCTAGGAATTAATATAGCACCCATTAAAATTCTTTGCTCCTCGTTTACGGTTGCAAGTTTAATTTCTTTTTGTTTTGATAGTGTTATAAAATTAACTCCTATCGCTGGATCCGAAACTAAAGACACAGCATAAACTCCCTCGTTTTCCTCTTCGTTAAATAAAACTTTGTAAGTCTCCATACTAAGATAACTTTTTTTTAGTGTTTTGTTATAAACTTTTTGCATTAAATTTTAATTTAATGACATAACTTTTTTTCATTTTAAGGTTTTAACCTTAAATATTTAACATTAATTCTAAGGCTCTTTTTAAGCGTTTATTTTAATTAAAAGGACTTTATATATATTATATCGTCTTTTTAAAGTTTTTCAATTTAACGCAAAATCCTAATAAAATCAATATCTCACAGCTCAAGATTTTATCTATCGTAAATATTTTATCAATAGATTTTATTTATATTAAATTGATGCGTTTGATATAATATTTCTATCGAGAGCCTGAGCCGTACTAACGTCCGACGCTACTACATAACTTTTTATCGGAGTTTGACTTTGACTTCCAATTGTCTGAGCGAGTTGGTTTGTTGAACTCGATCCAACGGTATTGAAACTCGGGGCGGTCATTGCTCCTCCTCCACTTGGAATACTTCCTCCTCCTCCTCCAGCTCCAGGCGTTGGAACTGATAAAATAGATTGTACATTTTTTAAACCTCCGGCAATTGCTAAACCAGCTGAGATATATGGATAAGCTGGTCCTAGTATAGATATTGGATTTTTCTGAGCATTAAAAAAAGCGGTTTGAGCAGCTGCGTAAGTATTTATAGTTGTCGCTGCAATTGCTGCAACCTTTCCGGCTGCCGTATCCTTTCCGATTAAATCCGATATATTACTTAGTAATGCTGCGCCTCTTTGAGCTTGTTCAATTTTTGCTTGAGTTTCTAACTCTCCAATTGTTAACCTACTTTTTGATAACGCTTTTACCTTATCATTAAATTGCTCCTCTGTAATTACTTTGTCATCGAGTTGCTTTTGTAATAATGCTTGTTCTGCATCAATTGCCTCACGTCTCGCGTCAAAAGTTGCTGTCGAGTCATTGGCTATTTTTTCTAATTCAGCCGCTTTTTTCTCGTCTGCTTTTAATCTATCATTATCCTCAATCTTTTTTAATTCGTCTAAATGGTCTTTTTTTAATTTTTCAGTAGATAAATTATTCGCTCTTAATATTGCTAATTTTTCCTCATATTCTCTAGTTTCTTTTTGGGCTGGAGTTTCTGTTTTTTTATTTAATTCATTTAAAATCTCCATTGCCTTTTTAGCCGAGTCCATGTCGGCCGAGAGTTTGTCGTCAGCGATTTTTTTCAAAGCCGCTTTCTCTTCCTCTTCTTTTTTCTTTGCTGCCTCTTTTGCCTCTTCTCTAGCTTTGTTATTTGCCTCTTTGTTTTTGTCGGCTACTTCTTTATTATGGTTGGTTTGTGATTGTCTAATTTCAACCTGGTGACGATTTTGAATGTCCTTTTTTTCGTCTAACGCTTTTTTTAAATTCTCATTTTGTTTATTGACTTGCTTAACTGACTCGTTTGTTAATTCAGTTTGTTTTTTAATTAACTCCTCGTCAGCTCCGGACGCTTTTAACGATGCTAAATAATTCTTATTTTTTTCGTAAGTATTAAAAGCAATTGCTCGAGCCGATTTCTCATAAGCAATTTTCTCGTCAATCAATTTTAATTCTAAAGCTCTAATCGCCTCAGCGCTCATTCCTGAGGCTTTTGCCATTGCTAGTTCTTGCTTTTGTTTTTTATCAAAACTACTAGCGTTTTTCTCGAGACTTTTTGTTTGATTATCGAGAGCCTTTTTATTTGCCTCAACGGCTGCCGTATTTTTAGCGTTTTCTGCTGAGCTTTCTTTAAAATAATTAACCAACGCAATTCCCGCAGCAATTAAAGCGGCTATCACTGCAACAAGCGCTCCAATTGGATTGGCAGCTAAGGCAGCATTCCAAAGCCATTGCCCGGCCGTTACGATTTTTTGTACTATTGTGTAACTTTTAGCAACCGCACTCAATTGTTTGAATGAGTCAACGCTCTCTCCGATAGTTTGTAAACCTTGTGAGATAGCCATTGCGCTTTGGACTTTTAAAAGCGTTTGCTCTACCTCTTTTGATTGACTACCGAATAACGCTTGCGCACCTTGTAACGCTGCAAAACCTCCGGCAACTCCAGCCAAAGACGAACTCAAAGCCTTGAATTTAGCATCCGGATTAAAGGCATCCGTCAACGCTTTTGCGTCTCCGATTTGATCCTTTAATTGACCGGCTCTTTTTGCTGCCTCAATAGCCTCTTTTGAAGTAACTCCGAATTTTTCCGATAAGGCGGCAACGTCTGCCTGAGCGTCTTTTAATTGTGAGCGTAAACTTCCAACCCTTTCGTCTGCGTTGCTTTCAATTTTTATATCAATTACTTTCTCAATCGCCATTTTAATAAGTCTTTAAATTGTTGTAAATAGTTTTTTTTAAGTTCGTATTTTCCCTTAGCGCTTGCGATTATTTCATTGTGTTCGTATTGCTCAACGTGTTTAAGCATTTCTAAAATGTTTGTTATCATAATTCATTTAAGAGTTCAATATCGCTCTCTCCGGTTGTTAAATTAGTAGTAATTTTATTTATTCTAAATAGACGATCCACGATTTTAAACCTATCATTTAATTCAAAATTTAAAAGTATTGACAAAGGTAAAATCGCTTTAATTTTTGTCAGTCTATTTTTAGGATTAAAAACTTGCATAATGTAATCCTGATAGTAATTTAAAAATAAAGTGTCCGTAAAATCATTGCCAAAAGTCCACTCGTTTAATTCAGCCTTAAAATTTATATTTGTCTTACTTACATTCGGATCAAAACTCAAAGAATTGGACGGAGCAATATAAGACGTGATTTGTTCGTGGCTTGACGTTGTAGGTCTCCATGACATATTAGCAACTCCGGTCACTAATATAGGATAAAATAAAAGAGGCTTTCCTAAGGCTGCCTCATAGTTACCTGTCGCAGCATTAAAGTTATCCGTTGCCGAGTAACCCCATTGAATATCCGTCGGAGTCGTTGGCACATTAACGTCAAAAATTCGCTCGTATTTAAAGTGAGAAAATGGAAGAGTTACTTTATAAATTCCTCCGTCAATATCCGGTAATTCGTTATAAATTTCCTTAGCCCAATCGTAATTAAATTGCTGAGAATGTTTAAGAGCTAAAAGTGTCTTTGTGTCTTCGTAGCCAAACTCGATTTGTTTAAATGGTAACGCAACGTTAACGGTATTGCTATCGACTTTAATATGTGGCGTAATATCGTAAACGTTTGAGGTTGCATAAAAATCATTTAAGGTTTTTACAATTACAATTCCATTGTCAACGTAAGCCGTCAAATTAAACATTCTAAAAATACCACTTAAAAAATCTATAACTTTAATCTCCGGAATTTGTTGAGCAATATCAAAAACGAAAGTAGCATTTGTGTTAAATAAAGTTGTACTAAAAACGTCAAATGTTAACGGAATGCCTGGATCGGTATAATCAAAATATCCAAGTTGTAAAGTAACATCGTCAATAGTAATTGTAAGTTGACTTTGAATAAAAAATGTAAAATTATTATTATTATCAAAATAAACGGAAGTAATGTCTAGCGTTTGATTTCCATTTAAAGTATTGCTTTGAAAAACTAAAACTCCATTTCGCAAAATACTAATTTTGTAATCGCTAGTAGACGCGGTTGTTATTGCAATACTATTTGAGGCTCCGTCGTAATCGCTACTTACAAATAAATTACTAGAAGTCGTAAAAGCTCCGTGATTTCCGCTAACTACATTCCACGAATTTATTAACTCGGGAGGGAAAATTCCAGCGTCAACTCCTTGAACTCCTCCTTTGGCTCTGTGCAACCACATAAATAAATTATAATAGTCTAAATTTGCACTATCAAAAAAATCATTACTAAAAACCAACCCGTATTGCGTACCGAT